ACAGAAACGAATAGTTGTTGAGGAAGCTATTGCTTATATCTCTTTTGATTCTGAAAAAGATAAAGTAATCATCACTCAACCAGACTTTATGGCGCACAGTGGTATTTTGCGTAAACATACCTTCAATACTATCGAAGTCGTAAGAGAATCAATCAAAACGCTTTATCAAGCTGAAAAACAAGCTGAAGATGAAGCAGAAGTAACAACAAATTAAAATGACTGTAGAAGAAGTAAGTGAAATAAACCCAGAAGCTTTGGTTTGTGATGGGTTTGATGATGCAATAATAGGCATGGCCGAGAGAATAAATCTCGGCCCTGTTGTTGCGTATAGTGTTGAAAAAATATTAGAGATATTAATCAATAGAGATGGAATGACTTATGAGGAAGCTGTTGAGTATTATGAGTTTAATATTGTAGGCGCTTGGCTTGGTGAGTTTACACCAGTATTTATAACAAATTACGAAAATATTTAAATGAAAAAAATCTTAATTGAAATGTTGAGAACCCAATTAGAGGCTCAACGAACAAAAGCTTTGTTGACACTGCATTTAATGTCACATTATCCTGTTGGTATTGGTGACCATTCAACTGGTGACTTTTATAAAAATGCTGACGAGGCGTTGACTATGTTGGCTGAAGCTGATGATAAATTAGAAACATTGTCAAAATATGAATTTGAGATTGTTGATGGTGAAAACATAACATTTAAAAACGGAGAGAAAATATGAATTTAGGTAACGAATTTAAAGAATATGCTATAAAGCATATGGGTATTTCATCACTCAATTTTTATCATTGGGAACAACTTCAAGAAAAGTTATACGGTTCTAGTGCTTCGCTGACACCATATATTTTGGAAGAAAGAGAAATGCGTGTAACACAGATGGATATTTTTTCAAGAATGATGATGGACCGCATTATATGGTTAGCTGGGCCTGTTAATGATAGAATGAGCACTGTTGTTCAAGCGCAACTTATGTTTTTGGATAACTTAGAAACAAAAGATATTACATTACATGTTGACAGTCCAGGTGGTTCCGTAAAGTCTGGTTTGTCTATCGTAGATGTTATGGACTATGTGGCTTCTGATATTGTAACTATAAACACTGGTATGGCTGCAAGCATGGGTAGTGTTTTGCTAGGCTCTGGAACCAAAGGAAAACGCTATAGCTTACGTTTCAGCAGAGTCATGCTACATCAAGTATCTAGCGGTGCTGAAGGAAACATTCAAGATATTCGTATTAGCTTAGCTGAAGCTGAAAAATATAATGAACTTCTTTTTGGTCTTCTTGGTAAATACACAGACAAAGACCCAAAACAAGTTATGGATGATGCTAGCCGTGACAAATGGCTAAATTCAGATGAAGCTCTTGCCTATGGAATCATAGACAATATCATAACTAATAAAAAGAAAAAATAATTTGTAAAGTACTTGCATTTTTAAAAATGATTTAGTACCTTTGCAATAGAGATAGAGATATGTGGCCTTTTTTAATAGGTCACATATTTATATCATACGTTCTTTAACTTATGGGGTGTCCAAGGTATTGACTGAATATAGTCGTAATTGGTAAGCATGTAGTGCTAGATGGAAGCACTTTAATCTCGCTATTAACACTTTTAGATGGCAACGATTTTGTTGTATCCGAAAATTTCCTTAACGAAGCTGCTTGCAGTTTCGCTGGAGAGCTTGCTGTAGCCTAATATAGCTGATAGTGATAATTCACTTCATCGTGGTATGTTCCACGGCATGATGGTAGACCATTAGGGTCTCTTGATTTCCTTCACAAATAATCAAGATATTTGGCTTCGTTAGAAAATTAGGCTAAACATGTAGAAAGTCTTTGAAGAGTATTCAACACAGGGGTTCGATTCCCCTACACTCCAAATCACCGAGTTAACCCACTTGCACGTAGTGGTGATTGCACATTAGAAATGATGACTAGGAGGTTAACAAAAAGTTATTTAACTACTGCCTTACCAAGGACAACAGTAATTTATGCCTAATATATTCGCTTATATTAGGCATTTTTATTTTAAATTATAGTGGAATGATATTTTTTTGTGGAATGAACATATTTATATGTATGGAAACAAAAAAGAAATATCAAAGACCTCAAATTGAAGTTTTGTGCGGTAACCCAAATTGTAATAAGTTATTTATGAAAGACGGAAGTGAAGTTAGAAGAAATAAAAAACGTGGCTCCAATAACTATTGCTCATTATCCTGTTCTAGTATAGTTAATCACAACCAATTACATAGCGGTAGAGCTGAGTATCTAAAAGGAGTGACAAAATCTGACAAATATACTGGACTACGTGAACATTTCAGAAGGGCTAAATACAGAAATCAAGAATTTAACATAACACTTGATGATTTACTTGAACAATGGGATAAACAAAATGGTTTGTGTCCATATAGCGGTGTTAAATTAATTCACCCAATTAGAATTAAAGATGAAAGTTTAATTTTTATGGCTTCATTAGATAGAATAGATTCAAATTTAGGTTATATAAAAGGAAATATTCAATTTATTAGTGCAGCTACTAATCTAGCTAAAAATAATATGACACATGAACAAATGGTTGAATTTTGTAAGTTGATAGCTAGTAATTGGTCATAATTCCCCTACGCTCCACTCTACCAGATTTACATCCGATACTTCATGCCACTGGGTGTAAAATAAAAACCCCCAGTAAATCGCTTTATTGGGGGTAATTTTGGTGTCCTTAACACTTATTTACTAGGTGTTGGGGGAGTAGTTGTGGTTGTTGTTTGGGTTGGTTTCGGCTTACCACATCCGCATCCGTTACTAACTGAGTTCATGTTCTTTGAATTTTATTGTGTGTTATCGTTATATATAAATACTTGACTTAATAAAAATAAGTCCTTATATTTTATTATGTTTAAAACAAAGTATACGGTATCATTTTTAGATAGTAAATGGAATGTTGTTAAAAATAATATTAAACTTTATACTCTACCAAGAAGAGATGAATATATTTTCTTTGATGGGTTGTATTATGAAGTTTTAAATGTTGTTCATTCTGTTGATAATAAACATATAATTTATGTCATTATCAATGAAGTGCCTTACCAACACAAAACAAGCAATTAAATTTTTTTTTTGATTTTACTTGACAACTGATGATTTTTTTCGTACCTTTGCATATATATTACTAAATCGTTCATTAACATAAATTATCCAAAAAGATGGGTTCTGCAAACGAACTTAAAACTACAAATTGACCACAAAAAGTATGTAGGTCTTTTTAAAGTTCAACTGCTACAATAGGCTTGGCAACAGGTCTAGCTTGTAGGTTCAACTTTAAGCTAAAACTACCATGGCGTAAGACCATGTAAAAAAATACTTCATGACGGAGGTCATGCCAAAAAACTGCCAGGTAAACGGGAGTCCTGTAAAATAAATACGAACAGCCATCTTGGGATAAATAGGGGAATCGTCTAAGGAAAGACACCACCCGAATTGGGGGTGTTGATATGAGTGCAAGGCTCATTTCCCCTACTAAAAAGAATTGAAACATAATCCTTGAAAGACAAGTTGTTTCTTTTCTTAACTTATATTGCGGAGTAGAGCAGGGGTAGCTCGCAAGGCTCATAACCTTGAGGTCGGTGGTTCGAGTCCACCCTCCGCTACCAAAAAAGAATAGTTTCAGCAATTTAAAATTCTATTAGGAAAACAGAAAACAAAACTATTCTGAAATTATTAAAAGCCTCTTCGTGAGGCTTTTTTTTGTAAAAACTTGTTTAAATCTTAAAAATTTTGTATCTTTGCGCTATGAATAAAAAACTTTTAATTTTAGGAAATATGCGTCACGGCAAAGATAGCTTTGCTGAAATATTAAACGAACATTTTGGTTTGTCTTTTCAATCATCATCACAAGCTGCTGCTAACATATTTTTGTATGACTCTTTAAAAGATAAGTATGGTTATAAAACACCAGAAGAATGTTTTGAAGACCGTGTTAATCACAGAGCTGAATGGAAAACTATGATTTGTGATTATAACAAAAATGATAGGGCCAAGCTTGCCAAAGAAATATTAAAGAATTCTGATTGCTATGTAGGAATGCGTGATAGAGAAGAAATCAATGAATGTATGAGACAAGGGTTATTTGATATAATTGTGTGGATTGATGCATCTGATAGATTACCATTGGAACCAGCTGATTCGTTTGATATAGATAAAAGCTGTGCCGATATAATAATTGAGAATAATGGCACATTTGAAGAATTTAAAGAAAAAGTGCTCAGATTTGGCAAGATTTTATATCAATAAAAAATAAGGGCTTAGGCCCTTTTTTTATTTGGTGGTTTCAAATATTTTTTATACCTTTGCATAAACTTAAAAAAAAATGAATTACAACTACAACAAAGGTGGCAACGGAAAAATCGTAGCAAAAGGTGACGTTAATCAGTATAATCGTTATATGAACGATATAAAGAAATACAAGCCATTGACAAAAGACGAAGAACAAGCTTTGTTTAAAGAATATGAAAAAACTGGTAATGAAAAAATATTAGAAAAGATTTGCAAACATAATCTTTTGTTTGTCTTATCAGTTGCTAGACATTATGCAAACACGCTGACTTCATCCAATACACTTGTGCTAGAAGATTTAATTAACGAAGGCAATGCTGGGCTATGGGTAGCGATTAATAAGTTTGATTACAAAACAGAAAACAAATTCATTTCTTATGCTGTGTGGTGGATTAGACAAAGTATTTTAAAATGCATTCAAGACAACATTAAAACTATTAGAATTCCTAGTTACACCAGAAAAGATATTACAAACTTCACGAAAAAACATAATCAGATGGAACAAGAATATGGTTGTGATATCAGTGTTTTAGAAGTTTTTGAAAAAATGTTAGAAGATGGTGAAATAGGTTCAGTTGACAAAATAAATGAGCTTGATAATCTTTTAAGAATGAATAAATTTGAAAAAAGTTTAAACAGAATGATTAATGAAGATGAAAGCACTGAAATGATTGATTTGTTATCTGATACTGATTCTATTCCAGCTGATGAAATGGTTCTTTGTAATGAAAGAAAAGCTTTTTTATTTAGAATTGTTGGTAGGATGAACCCAAAATCGGCACGTTATGTGTGTGATTATTTTGGACTTTTAAATAATTCTCCTTTAACTTATGCAGAAATCAGTAAAAAATATAATACATCAGTTACTACTGTTAGGTTGTCTGTGGAAAAAGAACTTAAATTCGCAAGAATAAAAAACAAAAAACATATTTTACATTATTAAAACTATTTATTGATAAACCAAGCTATGAAAGAGAACATAAAACATATACTTAGAGAAGGGCTCGTGCGTGAAGAACGTATAAAGTTCAATCTTCCAATACCAAGTGATATACAAGATATAAAAGATGTATTTGTAAAAAATGGGTTTAAACTTTACATAGTTGGTGGGGCCGTTCGTGATGCGTTGCTAGGTAAACAACCAAAAGATTTTGATTTGGCCACTGATGCGGTTCCAGATAAAGTAGAAGAAATTATGAATGATGCTGGGTTTAGAACTCTTCCGACAGGAAAAGCTTTTGGCGTCATCAATGTTTTTACAGACCAAGGCGAATACGAAATCGCCACTTTTAGAACCGATATTGGCTCTGGCAGAAGACCAGATTCTGTAAGTTTTACTGATATTGAAGGTGACGTTAAAAGACGTGACCTTACAATCAATGCTTTATTTTACGATATTGATACCAAGGAAATAGTTGACCTTGTTGGAGGTGTTGAAGACCTTAAAAAAGGTATTGTAAGAACTGTAGGTGCGCCAGAGGATAGATTTGGTGAAGATAGACTTAGGATATTAAGAGCAATTCGTTTTGCTGGTAGGTTTGGCAATCAATTAGACCCAGCAACTGATTTAGCGTTAAAAAAAGACGCTAGTTTAGAAGGTATATCAGGTGAAAGAATTCGTGACGAATTTATAAAAGGTATCGTTTCAGCAAAATCACAAAAAGATTTTTTGCAGATGCTAGACAAATATGGTTTGTTTGATTGGATATTCAAAGGGCTAGATGTTGATATGGGAGTTGTTTCTAGACTTGGCAACTATAACCATGATGATTACATTGTGTTGTTGGCTAGACTTCTTAAGAAAAACAACTTAGATGTGTTAAAGAAAAAATTGAATGAACTTAAATACACTGTTGAAGAAATCAAGGCGATTACATTCCTCATAGCTATGTTGAAATTGGATGTTGATACGGCAGTAATCCTTAAGAAAGCAGAACAAAGTTCTGGTGTAACACCAGAACAAATTAGAGACTTTTGCGGTAAAGAAAACGTACCCTCTCAACTGTTAGATGCTTTTGAAGAATTTAGATTGACTGTAAGCGGACCAGAAGTAATGGATAAAATGAATATTAAACCAGGCCCAGAAGTAGGAAAAGCCATCAATAAAATTGAAACAGATAACTTTAAAAAACTGCTTGGTTTAACATAACACTTTATTTTTTTAAGGGTTGTGATATATTTATTTCATATTTACAAAATATGGCAAAATATATCGTAACGTTCAGTGACCAGATAAACGATGTTGAAATATCTGGATTCAGACTTATGTCAGAAAAAGAAGTAGAATCATTTGAAAGTTTAGCCGAAAGTATTAGATGGGCTTTTTACTTCCCATTAGCAAACGATGTTGAATTAGAATTTGCAGATGGTAATGACTTGTTATCTAAATTGGATTTCAAAGAAGTTAGCGCTGAAGAATTTAAAGCGTTAAAAAAAGTTTTTAGCGAAGGATTTGGCACTTTCATTGATGAAGAATTTTTGGAACAACAAATAGAAGAGGAAGAAGATGAGATTTTGGATGAAGAGGAAGACGGCTATTATGACCAAGAAGACGCTTTTGATGATGAAGATGATTTCTAATTTTTCTAAGTTTTAAGATATTTATATCTATAAACAAATACTATGAAAAAAAGAGAAATTATAACTGAAGCAAAAAGAAAAGCTTTATTAGCAGATAGAGAAAAAGCTATCGTTGAGTCATTTGCAAAAACTTTTAACAAAATAAAAAGATTAGATGAAGCTTATGGAATGTCCTTTGAGGATGCCAAAGCCGAAGCAAAAAGAATTTCTGATGAAGAAGGTGGCGTGGCTCAACACGTAAACCAAGTTGGTGAGGATAAATTTATTGTTTCTGATTTTTTCGATGCTGACACAACAGTAGCTAGCTTTGGAATGGGAATTGATGAAGCCGAATATTATGATGGTGACGATTATGAACAAGCTTCTAGAAGCATTGAATATGGTATTGACCCATATGCTGAAAGACCATCATTTTTTGATGGTGTAAAAGAGATATTAGTTGCAAGACCAGAATATAATGGTTCAGTAATGAACATCATATATGGTATATATATTATTTACAAAGATGGTAAACAAGAAAAAATACGTTCAGTAGAAGACTTTAATAATAAATTTGGTACAGATATTCCAATGACAAAGAACCCAAAAGAAGTCGTTTCTTATCTTGAAATGAATCACCCAGAGGTTACGGTATATTTGGATGAGTTTGACGTATCATAAAAAAAATTTAAAAAAGACTTGCTTTTTTCAAAAAAGTTTAGTACCTTTGCATAACTTTTATAAACAAAGACATATTTAATAGAAACAGGGGCAACCCAAAAAAACAAAAAGATGAGAAACATTAACATACATATAAATTCGATTAGCATGTGGAGACGCAATAGTAATCCGCTTGAATCGGCTATGTCTGTAAGTTTCTTTGATGACCTATAGGAATCATAAACAAACAATAAAGAAGAACCCGATTCAGAATAAAATCTAAATCGGGTTTTTTATTTTAACAAAATGGCTGAACAAAGACTCAAAAAACTTGGAATCGTAAAAGCAACAAAATTAACCAAGAATTTTGATGAGCTTTACGAGGCATATAAAAAGAAAGCTGAAGAAGCTGGATATTTTGGTGAACTTAGGTTCATCAACGAACATGGTAGAGTGTTTATCTACGTAGTTCTTTGACATGGTGGTTTAATACACGGGTATGGTGAAATGGTATCATAATGGTCTCCAAAACCACAGTTCTGAGTTCGAATCTTAGTACCCGTGCAAAATAAGGAAGGTGCCTCGCATGGAGCGAAACTAGTCTTGAAAACTAGGGTGGCGGTGATGAGCCGTCAGGGGGTCGGGTCCTCCACCTTCCTCTTACATGGTGTTAGTAGCTCAGAGGCAGAGCGCTGGTTTGTGAAGCCAGAGGTCGGGATTTCGAAACTCCTCTAACACCCTAATAATCTTTAACCGTCACCAAACAATGGTTTGGACTCCATGAGTGGGATGCCAGTGAATATGATAATAAACTGGGGCGGTTTAGGGATTGGGAAAATTAAAATAAATTAATATGAAAAAACAATTTGACATGCTCTAGGTGCCTACTAAACAATAGGCTCCTTAAATATGAGCAAAAATAGAAACAGAGCAAAACTGAACAAAGCAAACAATGGACGTGAATATAAGATTATTCACTTTAACGAACATTATCCTCCATATTGGGATGATGGTGTTGAAGAATATCCAAAATACAGAAAAGGGTTTAAAAACCCTATTAAAAGGATATTCAATTACCAAGTTAGAATGTATAAAACTTGGAAGTACAATAGAATGACAAGGTGGAAGCAATAAAACTTCCACTATAACGTGAGGTAGCCTATCGGTTTAGGCACCAGTCTGATACACTGGAGAGGAAACTCTATAGGTTGGTTCGATTCCAACTCTCACGACAAAAGACATGGCTAAGATTTCTAAATCTTCTACTTACTTATGAAAAGAAGGATGTCATGACAAATAACAAATAGTAGTGATGTTATAAATGGGCACGTACCGATGATGTCTTATACACATTATAACCGTAGAGGTATGTTGAAAACGTGAGTTCGAATCTCACCGTGCCTACAATATGGATTGTTAGCTCAGTGGTTTTAGAGCACCGTGCTGTTAACACGGGGGCGAATAGTTTACGGAGGTTCGATTCCTTCACAATCCGCTATAGCATGGGGAGCAACATTGCGTAGGTTATTGGAATACAACAATCTCTCATAAGGAATGTCAAATGGGGTCGGCTCCCATCTACGCAACATTATGCAGATGTAACCGAGCTAAGCTACGAACTTAGTATTCGTAAATGGAGTTGCAAATGTGGGTTCGAGTCCCTCCGTCTGTACAAATAAGGTTTACTTGAACAACGTTACTAAAAAATCGGAGTTCGTCATGGTTCCATCGTTCAACGGAAGGACAAGGGTCTTCTAAGCCCTTTATGGGGGTTCGAGTCCCTCTGGGACCACTATGGAGAGCTAACTGGGCAGGGCCCCAGACTTGTTTGCTAAACAATGTGTGCGCCTAAAAAGCGCATGGTTTTCGATTAACCAGTTCTCCGCCATAGACTTTTTGATTTTGGTTAATATTTATTGATAAATTTAACCAATGTTTATACCAAACCACCTACATTTGATAGTTAAGGGTACTATTAAAAACCCACCAACGGAAGTTGATGTTTTAAATAAATGGTTTATTGAGTTAGTTGAAAAAGTTAGGATGGTTGTGGTTGCTGGACCAACTTCAGTTTATGTGCATGAAGAAGGTAACGAAGGATTGACAGGTACTGTAACATTAGCGACATCACATGCATCAATCCATATATGGGAAAAATATGAACCATCAATGTTTCAATTTGATATTTATTCATGTTCTTGTTTTACTGCTGAAGAGGTTTTAGCACACTTGGACGAATTTGGATTAATTAAGTGCGAATATATTTTAATAGATAGAAACGGAGACAAAATGGTAATCATTGAAGATGGCTCAAAATGATGACAACGTAGATTTTTTTCAGTTTAGTTTTTGGCTTTTAAAAGATGTATTTTGGCTTTTAAAATGGAAAATATTAGCCATGTCGATGGCCATTCCAACAGTAATCTTAACAATCTATTTGTTGTTTAAAACAAAAAGATTAATATCTACAAATACCATATTTTCTTCATGGGTTATGACAAATGTTTTTTGGATGTTACATGAATTATATGGTACACCATTAGGCTTAGCCAAGATATTTATAGTTACAGGAATAATAACATTGGTTTTATATGTCATTAAAAATTATAAAACTCTTTTAAAAATATAGTTATGGATAGCGTTACATTAAGTAGAATTCAGCTTTTACACCCCAAAGTTAGAACTGAAGTTGAAAACATTTACAAAAATCAAATAGTACCAGCTTTAACTGGGAGAGCAATATGCAGATTTGCATACACTCTTAGAACATTTGCTGAACAAGATGCTTTATATGCTCAAGGCAGAACAAAATTATTTGATGCCAATGGAAATAGATTAGGTGTGGTTACAAAAGCCAAAGGTGGTCAGTCTATTCATAATTTCGGTTTGGCTTTGGATATCGTTTTAATTAAAGATAATAAAACTGCTAGTTGGGAAGACAACGTTGATTTTGATAAAGATGGAAAAGCCGACTGGATGGAAGTTGTTGATATATTGAAAGCTAATGGTTGGTCATGGGGTGGTGATTGGAAATCATTTAAAGATAAACCACATTTTGAAAAAACATTTGGTTATAATTGGCAACAATTATTGGCAAAACATAACACTGGTGATTTTATTGCTGGTACCAACTATGTGAATATTTAATATGAAAAAATTAATTAAAAAATTATTAAATGAACATTTAAATGAAATTGTTTATGGTGGGGAATACATCGTATACCATGGAACAAATTCTGACATCCAAAAATTTTCTGACGAATTTGTTGGAAAAGAAGAAGCAACTGACCAAGAAGGCCCAGGAATATATTTTACCACTTTAAAAGAAGAGTCTGAAATGTATGGTAAAAATCTTTATAGTGTTAAGTTAACACCAAGAAAGTTAATGGATATGACACCCATTAATAAAAATAAATGGCGTTCCTTTACAACAAAAATGTTACAGTCTGCACCAGATTGGGAAGATACAGCACAAAATTTTCATGAGAACCCTAAAAAAGGCCTTATCTTAGCCGTTGAGAGTATGATGGATTACAATGACACAGAAAAAGACCTTGCACAACAAATTTGGTATGACTTTTATCGCTACACACCAGTCGATTTTGTTAGAAACATGGTAGAAATGGGTATTGATGGAATAATAGTGCCTAGAGAAAAGAGTAACCATATAATTGTATACAACCCAAGCATTATAGATGTTTTAGAGGTGGAAAACAAAGATTAAAAATTCACTTATTTATTTGGAAAGATAAAATATTTTTTGTACCTTTGCACTTATGAAAGAAAGAATTAAAGAAATATTGCGTGAAAGTGTTGATAAAAACATACTTGGTGTTACGGTTACAAGACCTAACCAAGAATTAATTGTAATGCGTGGCATTCCTGGTGCTGATACCCAGTTAAAATTATTTTGCGTGAAATGAGTGGTTTTGAATTTATCATAGTATTTATAATAAAATGAATATTATGAAAGAATTTAAACGTATTTGTCCAATTTGTGGTTCAAACATATTGTATAAAACTGAACTTGGTTATAATTCTTCAATAAAAAATAATTCAAATTGTAGAAAATGTGCTGCTAGTGGTGAAAAAAATGGTATGTTTGGTAAAAAAGGTGAAAAAAATCCAATGTTTGGTAAAAAACATAGTAATGAAACAATAGAAAAACAATCAAAAATTAAGTTAGGTAAAAAACATAAGAAAGAAACTATTGAAAAAATGAAATCACTTTTTGGTGGCGTTAATAATCCAATGAACGGTAAATCTGTGTATGATATTTGGGTTGATAAATATGGTTTTATTGTAGCCGACCAAAAAATGTTGGCATATAAAGAGAAGCAGTCTAATAACACTAAAGGTGATAAAAATCCAATGTATGGCAAGCCTTCACCAACTGGTTCTGGTAATGGTTGGTCAGGTTGGTATAAAGGTTGGTATTTTAGAAGTATTAGAGAATTAACTTATATGATTAAAATTATTGAAAGATTTAGTTTAAAATGGGTTTCTGGTGAGTCCAATAAATTCAGAATTAAATATGTTGATTATAAAGGTAACAATCGTAATTATTTTCCAGATTTTATAATTGATGATAAATATATAATTGAGTGTAAACCAAAAAAATTATGGAATAGTGATGGTGTTCTTAGAAAAAAAGAAGCTGCTTTGAATTTTTGTGAAGTCAATAAGTTTAAATATAAATTAGTTGATGTAGGTAAATTAACTGATGAAGAGATAAAAAAATTATACAGTGATAAGCTAATAAAATTTTTACCTAAATATGAAATTAAGTATAAAAAATTAATAAATGAAAAATAATATTAAAAAAGTTTTAAGAGAAGGTTTATTACCAGTATCTAAAAACATATTAAATGTAGAAGTAAGTCGCCCCTCTCAGATGTTAATCATCATGAGAGGGGTGCCGTAGCTAGGTGCTGGAAAGTCAACCAAAGCTAAATCACTTGTAGGCCAAGGTAAAATTCACTCGACTGATGACCTCATTGAAAAATCTGGTGATTATCGTGAATTTTTTGCTAATATGATTGCTACAGGTGATTTTAGTGCTTTAAGCAAGATGCATTCACAAAACCTAAAAGACGCTATTGCCTCTATGAAAGCTGGTGTTACACCAGTTATCGTAGATAACACCAACATTAAGCAAAACGAACCAAAAGCGTATGTTGTAGCGGCACTAGAAATGGGCTTTGCTGATAACAATATAAAGTTTGTTGACGTTGGTACAGCTGGTCTTGAAGCACAACAATTAGCTGCAAGAAACACTCATGGTGTTCCATTGGAGAAAATTGAAGCGATGATTGCAAGTCACACAGCGCAAGGTCCCCTTACTCTTAAAAGTGTTTTGGAATCTAAGGATATGTATAATAAATCAAATGTATTATATTCTTGTGTTCTTCTAGATAAAGCTTCGCACAACAAATTAATTGACAGATTTGCCTTGGATATTCCTGATGGTTGGAAAACATTTGCTCATCACATGACAATAACAATGGGTGAGTTAAAGGATAAGACAGACATTGGCAAGGAAGTTATTTTGAAGGTAACCAAAGTTGGTTTGTCTGATATGGCAATGGCTGTACAAGTTGAAGGGTATCCATCTAAAAAGGCTGTTCCACATGTTACTATTGCGGTAAACCAAGAAGGCGGTAAACCAAAAGATTCTAATGATATCACTAAATGGCAAGATATCAAACCTTTTTTTATTACTGGTTTTGTTACAGAAATTACAAAATAAACTTGCAACTTGTAAAAAATAGTAGTATATTTGCATTATGAGTGAAAAAAATAAAACAATGGAAAGAAGAATTGAGCTAAGCGATAAATTTATTGAGATGGGTCGTTCTTTAATAAAAGAGGGTAATGAAATAAATGATTACTCTATAACACAATCAGGTAATTTTCTTATTCTTATATCAGGTGTTATCTTAGAAGAGAAAGATTCAGTTGAATTTGCGAATTTATGTGCTATGTTTTCAGCTAAAAAATTAATGGAAAACATGGGTGATTTTTGGTCTGATATCCCTAACGAAGAAATGATTAGGAAAATGTTAGGGTTGGATGATGAACCAACAAAAGAATAAATTCTATTGTTTCTTGGTTAACTTAATTAGACCGTAAAATACGGCCTCATAGTTAAATGGATATAACAAATCTCTTCTAAAGATTAATTTCTAGTTCGATTCTAGATGGGGCTACAACTTTTTTTGATTATATTTGGTATTGTCAAAAATTTTTTATACCTTTGCAATCTAAATCAAAGGTTATGTTAGCAATACAAAAATTTATTAATAAAAATGGTTTAGCAAAAGCCATAACCAAGTTCAACCTTAAATCTAGGGTCTATGAGAACAAAATTCTTTTAAAATATGACCAATTGTCGGCTCCATCATTGATGGCTGAACAAGAAGTGCAAGAATGTCGTGGTCTTATTTTAGAAATAAATTCTTGGAAAGTTATGTCTTTGGCGTTTACCAAATTTTTTAACGCTGAAGAAGGCAACGCACACAAAATTGATTGGGATTCTGCACACGTTTTAGAAAAACTTGATGGTACATGCATTCAAGTTTATTATGATTGGAATGACATGACGTGGTATGCTGGAACTACAGGCACTGCTGATGGTGAAGGTGAAGTTAATAATAAAACTGGCACGACATTCAATCAATTATTTTGGAAGACTGTTAAAGAAAAATATAACTTAGACACATCAAAGTTTAATGCTGGTTACACTTATGTATTTGAATTAACAACACCTTATAATATCGTTGTTAAACCTCATGGTGAGTCATCAGCCACTTTGTTGACTGTTAGGAATCTAGAAACATTGGAAGAATTGTCTTTCGATGAATTGACAAGGGTTTCTGAAGAATTGGGTGTCCCACGTGTTAAGGCATACGATTTAAACGTTAAAAATGTTGGAACCTTGTTGAAGACATTTGACAACATGACATGGCATGACGAAGGTTATGTTGTGGTCGATGCGAAACACAACCGAGTAAAGATAAAGAATCCAGCTTATGTTGCGGTTCATCACTTGAAAGGAAAGACAGCTGAACACAATATATTAACTATTGTGAAATCCAACGAAATAGAAGAATTTGCTTCTACATTCCCAGAAAGAAAAGACGAATTGTATAAGTTAAAAACAAACTACGATGCGTTAATCACGAAGCTAAACTTTGTTTGGGACGAACTTAAAACTTTGCGTCCAAAGAACATAACACCACAAGAAAAGAAAAAATATGCGCAAGCAGTTTTTGAAGTTTGTGATAAAAGAGAAGTTAAAAACTTCACTGGTTTGTTCTTTGGGTTAAACGATGGAAAAGTATCTTCTATTGAAGACTTTATGTTAAAATATGATGATAAAGCGTTATACAAAATCCTCTAAGAAATCTTAGAGGATTCTTGTTTTCTTAAAATTAATTTGGTAAATTTGTAAATTATGAATATAAAAGAATTACTTAGAAACAATGATTTTGCAATTGGCAGAATTCTATCAATGTCAAAAAGCGGCTACAGAGATGCAAACCCTAATAGTGTTGTCTGTTTCAATGCTAATTTGGTAACAGCTAAAGATGGTAAGATTTGGTATGGCGATTTAGACTTAACCAAAGATGGTGAAACTCTTAAAGCTATCGCTGAAGAAGCTGGCGTCATATTGTATGTTTTGCGTGAAATGGATGGACGTTTTGAAAATGAAGAATTAGATGGTATTAACCTAATAAAAAAAGCAGTATGGAATACAACACAGGAAGTTTTGACACTGTAACAAAAGAACAATTTGACGAGTACCTAGCCTCAATTGGTGGGTTGGAAAGAAGTTGGCGTAAAGACTTGGGGCCGATATTAAACACTGATTTTTTTGCTGTGGATAAAGGTTGGTATGGTTTGATTAAGAGCCTAATTGAAGAATTGATTGCAGCTGGTTGGGATAAAAAATTGGTCCAAGTTAAAGAAAAATTTGGAGGGTTACGTTTTTATATTGAGAACAGCGATAGTGCGTTATATGAGATAACATCAAAGTATGAAAAATTATCTTATAAAATTTGTGAGAAGTGTGGTTCTGAAGGTGTTTTAAGAAAAGGTGTTTGGTTAAAAACTCTTTGTGATGAACATTCTGACGGAAGAGAGGAAATGATTTTTAACGAGCCGCCAATTTAAATTTGGTAGTTTCAAAAAAAATTACTACCTTTGCATTAACAAAACAAAAAACGATATGAGTATCAAACAAATCTTTGACGAAATAGCTGCTGAATCAAGCACCAACCAAAAAATTGAAATCCTTAAAAAGTATAAAGATAACGAACTGTTAAAGCGTGTGCTTTATATGGCCGACTCAAAGAGGGTAAAGTTCTTTATCAAACAACTTCCAGACTATACTCCAGACAACAATGGTGGTGAAAACTTAGAATGGGCATTAGATGGGTTAAAATTTATTACTGATAGAACTTACACTGGTAGTGAAGCCATTAATTGGCTTATAACGCTTTTAAGTGGAGTATCTTCTGAAGATGCATACATCATTGAGCGTATTATTGAAAAGGATTGCAAGATTGGAATGGGAACTACGTTTATCAATAAGGTTTTCAAAGACCTTATCGAAGAAACTCCTTACATGGGTGCGATTTCATTCGATGAGAAAAAGGCTCGTGAAGTTTTTAAAAAAGGGAAAGGCGGCTTTTCTCAAATTAAAATGGATGGCCGTTATTGCAACGCTATTATTCGTAGCGGTGAAGTTGAACTTGAGAGTCGTAGTGGTGAACCAACCGTGTTAACTGGTGCTAAATTTGTTTCTGAATTAGCTTTATTTCAAGATTGTGTATTAAACGGTGAATTAACCATGGATGGTGTTCCTCGTTATGAGAGCAACGGTATCATTGCTTCTTTGATTGATATTCAAGGTAAACGTAATGAGCGCACAGAATCTGAAACGCAAAAGAAAATTGCTACATTTGAGAAGAAACACGGTAGTTTTAAAACAGCACTTAATAATGTTCGTTACACCGTATGGGATATGATAACTGTTGATGAATACTTTGAAAAAAAATCAAACAACCCCTATTACATTCGTTTGAACAATGCTTCTAGTCTTATTAGTCTGTCAAGCTCAACAATGGTTAGTTTAATTAACTCCAAGTTTGTTAAGACATATGGCGAAGCAATGGAACACTTTCAAGAAGTATTGGCCACTGAAATTGATGGGGTGCCACAAGAAGGAACAATATTGAAAGCTTACGATGGTGAGTGGAAAGATGGTAAACCTAATTGGCAAATCAAACTAAAAATCGAGATGAATGTTGATTTAAAAATAGTTGGTTTTAATTACGGTACTAAAGGTACCAAAAATGAAAATGTAATTTCTTCTTTGGTTTGTGAATCATCAGACGGTTTATTAAAAACCCAACCACAAGGGTTGAAAGAAAAAGACATGCAATATATTACTGATAATCAAGAGAAGCTTTTGGGTTCGATTATTGAAGTTAAATGTTCGGGTCTTTCTAATGACTCATCTGGTGCTTATTCGTTGTTATATCCAGCATTTAAAGGGTTTAGAGATGATAAGATTAAAGCTGATTCGTTAGAAGAGATAGTTGCAAATGAAAAAATGATAAAAGGTGTTACTGCTTAATGGCATACCACCCTATAAAGTTTTTATTTTGTATTAAAACTTCTTTTTTAGTTGTTTTACCTTTATAAATTGGTTTACCATCATTGTAGTACGATTTTCGTAACGCTTTGGTAGGTAAAACATTTTCTTTGCACACTGTTTCAAAATCACCATTACAGACAAATCTAATATTGTTTTCTGAATCATAGATAACTACTTTTATTGCTGATGGGTTTTTATCTTTTGTGTATTTACCTTTCATACGTTCTGATATAGTTTTTTTGGTTTCATCAGAACGTTTAATACCAGTAATAGCTTTTATAACATTTAGTCGGTGTGTTTCAGATTTTTTAACACCAGACATTTTCTTTGATTGTTTATCTTTAGATTCTTGAGTTCTAGTTGTGCCTAATTTGGCTTGTCTCATTCTTTCTCTGGCTAAATTAGAAAAGAAGTAGTCTTCACGCCCACCACCTCCTTTAGTCATGTTATAACCATTGTTGTAGGTATTGTATTTCTCGATAAAATAAATTTCAGAATTGTTAGCTTCTTTAATATTTAATAAGTTAGTTTGTATAATCTCCCAAATAAAATTATTGACACCATATTTTCTTATCGCTTGGTGAATCTTAAAATAGCTATTTGTTTTACTCTCTTGTATGTGTTCATATTTACGAGTATTGATGTCCCTACATGTTAAACCAATGTAAGATTTACCATTAATAATATTAGTTATTTTATATATGATATAATTTTTATTATTTTTCATTTTTGTTTATTTCTTCATTTATCAATCTCTCAATAAAAGCTGATTTATTAATAGATTTGGTTTTTACTAGCTTATTTAATTTTTCGATTATTTCGTGTGATAATGTGAAAGATACCAGTTTTCTATTTTTCATTTTGTATGTGTTTATACATATAAATATGTATATTTATTGAAAAAGATTTGGAAAAATGAAAAATATTTCGTACCTTTGTGGGTATAATTAATCACAAATGAAAAAACACATTTCTTTTCCTAGTATTGAACAATTCAGAAACGTAATTGCTGGTATTAATCGTCAATACAACTTTGTTGGTTTGGATGAAAACGGTGAAGCTATTTATGATTCTACACTACCTAAACCAGTTCTAACATTTAAAGGTACTGTAAAACTTCATGGAACCAATGCTGGTGTTTGTTTTAATGACCTTGATGGCCTGTGGTATCAATCACGTGAAAACATTATCACACCTGAAAAAGATAATGCTGGCTTCGCTTTTTTTGCTGATGCTAACAAAGAACAATTTGCTAGTATGTTTGCTAAAATTGCAGAACGTAGCAACATTGATACTACAAAAAACACTATTTCAATTTACGGTGAGTGGTGTGGTGGTAACATTCAAAAAGGTGTTGCAATTTGCAATCTCCCAAAATCATTTTTCATTTTTGGTGTTAAAGTAACCCCACATCATATTGAAGGTGTTGAAAAACAACCTTCCGCTTATTGGGTGGATTATACTGATTTGAAAAACAACGAAGCCAAGATTTACAACATTGATGATTTTGAAACGTACAGCATGGATATTGATTTTAACATGCCAGAATTGGTTCAAAATAAATTGGGTGAGCTCACTCTATCTGTTGAGGAAGAGTGCCCAGTTGTAAAAGCTTTTGGGTTCTCTGGTATTGGTGAGGGTATTGTATGGTCATGTGAGCTTAAAGGAAACATTCATCGGTTTAAGGTGAAAGGGGAGAAGCACTCCTCAAGCAAGGTTAAAAAACTTGCGTCTGTTGATACTGAAAAGATTACTTCCATTAAAGAGTTTGTTGATTATGCTGTAACAGAAAGCAGATTCAATCAAGCTATTGAAAAGATTTTTCCTAATAATGAACCTGTTGATGTTAAAAAACTTGGTGACGTTATGAGGTGGGTTGTGAATGACATTATAAAAGAAGAAACAGATACTCTAGTTCAAAATAATTTGGAACCAAAAGACATTGGTAAGTATGTGTCAAATAAAGTTAGAGAAATGTTTTTTAAATTACCTGTTTAACTTTCCATTTCCTAAAGATTTAGTATATTTGTACCATGATTAAGAACAGAGTATATAAATTAAAAAAAACGGTTGAGGTGGCGAGAGGATTGACTCTTCAAGCTGGCCAAGAAATTGAGATTGTAATGAATGTTGTTTATATGGGTGGTTTTATGCTACCTCCAGAAATGCAACCATTATTTTTAGAATGGATAAAAAATAACCCAGCATTATTTGAAGACGACACACGTAATTGGTAATGGAATTAGTAACAACAAATATTTGCACCGCTAATCAGTTGGGTGTTCACTCAAATATGTTTGGTGGGGAAATGATGTCTATAATTGATTTGGCATCAGCAGCATACGCTGCTCAAATATGTGATTCACCAAGAATGGTCACAGTAAAAATTGACGAATTGGTGTTTAAAAATCCTGTAAAAGTTGGTAACATTATAAAATGTTATGCAACGGTAAAAGAGTTTGGAAACACATCAATAACTCTTTATGTTGAAGTGCGTAAACACAATGTTTACACTGGTAAACAAGATGTTGTTGTACATACAAATATTAAATTTGTTCATATAGACGAAGAAGGCAACCCAATACCTATCTCACAAAGAGTCAAAAACAGATATACTGACAGAATGGAGAAGTACGGAAAAGGTCTTTTAAGTTTTGAAGAATTACAAACTGAAAAACAAAACAATGGCAAAACATAAATGTGACTGTGGAAAAATGGCCGTTTGGGTCTATTTACCAGGGTATTCAAACGATTCAAACCCTTACTCTTGTGATGATTGTGTAATACATCCAGATGATAAAATAGGTTGTTCATGCAATTGGAATTATGGGTTAGAGCAAGAAGGTTTACCAACTGATAAACCAGAGGGTATTGAAAATAAAGATTGGAGATGGGTAGAATATGAAGGTGATGAGTATATTCCGCCTATTACAAAAGAAGATGGTTATTGGATATATTTGGATAAGGATGGTAGACCACAACCTTGTGTAGAATATCATTACGATGAAGATGGCTTTAAAAAATAAACATTAGTTGATGATATTATATTTGAAATTAGACATTATTGGTATTTTTTAAAATACAAAGTTAGAAAATTTTTTAGAAAGATTTGGTAGTTTTGATTTTTTTTAGTACCTTTGTTAAATGGATACTAATATTTTAAAAACAGCTTATGAATGGTGTTTAGAAACTAACATCAGACTTCTTAAATTATCAGATTGGGATAGCGATAGCAATGATTACCCATTTTACGAAGAAGCTTACTATGAAGAAAAAATAGACGCTGAAACCTTTAAGGCTAGAATAAGCAATTGCACTGTTAAACCTAACTCACAACCTAGAAAAACAGAGATGTTCCTAGAATATCGTATGTATGGCTTGGTGCCTTATAATATAAGCCCAATACAACAAGCTATTCAGTTTGGCCATGCTGTTGTTGAATATGGCCAAAATGTAAAAGGTGCTGGTAAAATAGAAAAAATTTACGATAAGTGGGCTAATAAAGATAAAACATTTATTATTTTAAATGGTGGCACAACCAACAATAGTGAAACATATGTTGGTACGTTAAATAAACATCTAACAGCGTTTTATGATGCTGGTGTGCTTGTTTCTCCTTTTTATGAACCAGACTTGGGTAATCAATTGACAGCATTTGTATTTTTGGTTGATGAACGAGTTTTTAACAGAACATTGTACCCAGATTTTGTCCCTGAGACTTTACCATATAGTATAAAAAAACCTAATGAAAAACAATTATTAGAATTAGAAGAAAGAAACGCTAATAACTACAAACATTGGGTGGAAAAGATAGGTGGTGAAAAGAACGCTTTTTTGAGAGAATATTTGAAACCTTTGAGGCTGGCTTAATGCAAGACAGAATTACCATAGATGGTAAAATAAAGTTCGAACCAATAGATAGAACCAAGAAACACCGTGAACAAGCTTCATGGAAGAGAGTTGTTATGGTTATATTTGATGGTGATGTTACAGACTACTATGCTTGGTTTATAAAGAAACGTTATAGTTTAGAATTAAACAAACCGTTGAGGGGTGCGCACATATCTTTTATTAATGATAGCATACGTGACTTGTCACAAAATGGTAAAAAAGACATCACCGAAGTTGATGCTTTATGGAACTCATCAAAAACAAAGTGGGACAACCAAACGGTCCCGATAACTTTATTATTAAGTCCATCTTTTAAAAAAGAATATTGGTGGTTAAATTTGGATGAAGAAAGCACCAAAAATTTATTAGGCGTTAGAGCTGAATTAGGTTTGGGTAAACCATTTTTTGATTTACACATGACAATTGGTTATGCAAATGAAAAGAATTCTTTTCACAACGAGTATATCAAAAATGGAATTATTAATGGTTTTATTTGGTAATTAGAAAAATTTTTATTACCTTTGTATTCACAAAATAAAATAATATGTTTTTTACACGTAAACACCTTTTAGAATACGGTTATAAAGTAATCGGCTTGGACTTTGGTAGAAATGATACATATAATAACTATGTAAAATACTTTCCAGAACATAACTCAATGGTTGTTTTTTCAACAGTATTCAACAACAGCGTATTGGTATACCGATTGACCAAACAACAATATGATGATTTCCAAGAAGGAAAATTTGCCTTGTCACACGATGGTAAAGGTTGGGGAAACACACCAGCTGGTTATCCAATAAAAAATTATGGCTTAACAATTGTATTTGCTGGAGGGTCAATAAGCAGAAGAAAATACTTGAAAGAAATGCTAGATGTGGCAGAAGAAATGGCGCAAGGCAAAGAAGTGGAATTTGAATTCATAGTTAAACGTAAATAAAATGGGTGGAAGGGCACTTAAAAATACAATTACTCGTAGATACGAGAGAGCAGAATTTGACACTATCAGTGTTGAACTTATGGATATGTTAAGGCCAGACTTTAAACGTGTGGTCATGCCTCTATTCTATAAAAACAAACCATCATTTGGTGATGCCGATATCATATTATCAATGGAAGGTTTTAATGGTAACATGCGTGATTATATCACTGATAAATTCAATCCAAATGAAATATTTCATAATGGGAACTGTTGGTCATTTGATTACAAAGAGCTTCAAGTTGACCTTATTACAGTATCAGCTGAAGATTTTGATACCAACGAAATGTATTTGTCATACAATGACCTTGGTAACTTTGTTGGTCGTATCGCACA